CATCCATAAATTGAGCCAGTGTTGTCTTAGCCGGGACACTGTTGGCTTGTGGTAGTCCCATATAGCTACGTCCAAAGGTTACCTTGTAAGTTATTTGCGGTCCTCGGTGTCTGTTGCCGCGATTAGTTACTACTCCGACAAATTCTCTGGTGGTCATGGGTCTCTCCTGTCGTACCATGCTAGAAAGCCTAGGCAAATGGCAAATATGATGCCGCAGAGTAAAATAAGTTCAATTGTGCTCATCTAGAATGTCTCCCCAGTGTCTAAACATTGCGTCAGCTATCTTATTGGCCGCGTTGCGCTGGATGATATAATAAACGTCTGGATAGCGTCTTGAGCCAGTGGTTTCCGTCACTAGGCCAAGGTTTGTATCTTCCAGCCATAGCTCAGCCAGCACAGACGGGCAATCGATCTCTTGATAAGCATACTCCAAGAACTGCCTCTGGATTTCCATCTCTGGAAGGTTGTTACAGCCGATTACTTGCAGGTGATTTTCCACGTATACCTTGGCGTCTGATATTAAATCGTCAATCAGCATTGTTTTTACCCATTTGAGAGATAGCATTGGCGATATGCCAAGAGGCCGTGATTAATTTCTGATAATCTGACATGAACATGTCCCCGTCGTTTTCTTGCATAGATTGCACAGGTAAAACGACAAGCTCTCTAAGCTCTTTAATGAACTCCTCGCCTGTCAGATATAAAGCCTTACCAGTGTCTGGATTATGTCTCCAGTAAAATTTAGTTTCAGACATTGTCTTTTCCTTTGTATATTTTCCAATAATGTAGCAATCCTACAACATAGCCTAGAAACAATCCAGCTAAGAATGCGCTGCTAATGGTTGCAGCGATGCCGATCCATATGGCTGTGTCTTCGGTCATGTTAATTTGTCCACGTCTTATCTCCTTCCTTCTTTCATCCAAATTCCTGTGATTAATCCGTCGAGATAGACCAACATTTCTTTAATCGTTAAGCCAGGATGTATTATTGTATCATCACTATTTACTAAAAACCAACAACTAAGTATTTCGGATTTTTCTATTCTGTAGGATGATCCTAGTCTTCTGTTAAGATAGTCTAATCTTACATTTAGCATTTTTTTAGTTGTTCTCATTTATTTAATCCCGTGTATCCGTCGCCATGTTACCCATGTTATCGCTTGCATCTCAAAAGCTTTTAATTGCCTACCGTTAAATCTTACTTGCTTCCCGGCGTTAACATAGGCCTCTTGAATTGCCACGTATTCTTTCTTGCCAATGTTGGTCTTGTCGCTAGTCAATCCGTGTCGTTCGCCGTAAAAGATGTTCTTGGCGTGGCCATCTACGGTGCAAGTATCTTCTCCCATGATATTGCAGAAGAACGACACAATTTTTTGACCGTTTAAAATTTTAACTACACCATCACGATCTGGCATTGTCTCAAGTATATACCAAGCTTTCCGTTTCATTGTGTGGTATGTAGATACTTTGACACTTTCCACGTCTTCACCATCTAGGAAAGCGCGGATCAAACTAAGCGTGTTATCTATGTTGCGCTCCCATTTATTATTCGGAGATAGCGCCGCGCATACACCAACGACTATGTGCAATGGCGTCTCGGTCTCTTCTGCTATCCATAAGCAATCCGCCAAGGCTCGAGCATACCAGACTATGCCGTCGCGCTTCTCTTGAGGTGTAGCTAGGTTGTAAACATATAAAATATTCTCAGTACTCATTGCGTAATCCTCCGCGTTTGATTTGGTATTCAATTATGCTTAGCGTTCCAACGTTTGCGAGCGTCATATTCTAATTGTGTAGGCTTTTGACCATCTGCCAGTTTTAACTTGCAAACATTGTCCTCCAAATAGTCCGCATAGTCTAACAAGACTGATCCGCCTAGCTCATAACATTTAGCTACTAATTCTTTTAAATCCTTGATTTGCTCTTGACTCATTGTGTCGTTTCCTTTCGTTTGATGTGTCTTTTATAAGCTACAATCTTACCTGGTGCTATAGCTACATTGCATACCAGCCATGCGTTTAATGCATAGCTAGCTTTCCAATTAAATCAATTAGTTGTTACACTATAACATATAACAATATGTGCATATGTTTATCTCTTCCGCACTCACTCTTACTCTCCAGAAATTTTACAACATTGTTCCAACATTGAATCAACATTGACCAATTGTTGCTTTGCTTACAATTGTTCCAACTTTGTTTCATTTTTGTTCCCGGAACAACCATGGAACAAAATTGGAACAAGGTTGACCCCCCGCATATAAAAATAATTATCATGTCCATTGGGTCCATTTTTGGGGGAAAAGTAAAAATCCTTGGACCTCTATTGACAACATTGTCCAAACATTGTACAATAGAAGTAAATACCAGGAGTATTTTCATGGCTCGTAGACAGGCTAACCTTTGGGCTAACTACCGTAATCCCAAGGAACTAGAAGAAAATCTCACGGAAAAAGAACAAGCGTTTGTAGAGGCCCTGATTGACCAAAAGCTCGAACCTGAAGCAGCGTTTGACGCGGCTGGCTACACCGATAATTCTAACAAGCGCCGCCCTCGTGCTCTCATGCTGCAGCGTTACCTCTGGAAACATATTGAAAAGCGTATACAATCCCGCATTTCTGAAACTACTACGCTTGCTCTAAACGTCCTAGAAGACCTAATGCGAACAGCGGAGTCGGAGAACGTAAAGCTCAACGCAGCCAGAGACCTGCTGAGCAGAGCTGGCTACGACGCTGTCCACATGGTCAAACAGGAAACTACGATCAAAGAAGCTTCCGAGATGACCGACCAAGAACTAGACAAAGCTATACAAAACTTAATCACCGACGACAAAGTTGTCCCCTTAAAGTCTCGTAAATGAACAGCAAGACACAAGCGTTAAAACTTCTAGAAGAAAAGAAGCGTAGAGTACTCACAACCCGTATTGCCCAATATGATCCCTACGCGTACCAACGTAGGTTCCACGCAGAGGGACAAGAGTGTCCACAGCGGATCTTAATGGCGGCAAACCGGGTAGGAAAAACCTTTTGCGGAGCAGCGGAAACCGCCTACCACATGACGGGCGAGTATCCAGAATGGTGGGAGGGGCACAGATTTGACAAGCCGGTGCGTGTCTGGGCCGCTGGCGAGTCCAACGACACCACCAGAGACATCATCCAGAAGGAGCTTTTCGGCCAGCCGCAGGACCCCGGCCAGCTAGGATACGGCGCAGTACCGCTCAAGAACATAGTAGATACCATACGAAAGCCAGGTGTACCTAACGCGTTTAGCGCAGCCTTGGTCAAGCATAAATCAGGCGGTAATTCGCAAATAAGTTTCAAGGCGTACGAACAAGGGTTCGAAAAGTTCATGGGCGAAGCCATAGACGTTGTATGGCTAGACGAGGAACCAAGGCACGAAATTTTTAGCCAGTGCATAACCAGAACCGCCGATACAAACGGCATCGTATATATGACATTTACACCGGAACGCGGGATGACAAGCGTTGTCTCTTCGTTCTTGAACGATCTTAAACCAGGCCAGAGCTTGGTAACTGCAACATGGGACGACGTTGACCACCTAGACGAGAAGACAAAGGAACAACTTCTAGCCGTCTATAGCCCTGCCGAGCGGGACATGCGCTCTAAGGGCATACCGGTATTCGGCTCAGGACTTGTCTACCCGGTCAAAGAGGAAGACATCGTCTGCGACGACTTTGAACTGCCAAGTCACTTCCGGTGCTTGGCGGCTATTGATTTTGGATATGACCACCCCACGGCTATAAGCTGGGCAGCTTTTGACCCAGACGACGACGTGATCTATGTGTACGACGAGTACCGTCGCAGCAAGGAGACACCACTGACCCACGCTGCGGTGATAAACTCCAGAACACCTGGACTACCTGTAGCGTTCCCTCACGACGGTCTACAGCACGACAAAGGCAGCGGGATACAGCTCGCGCAACAATACAGAGACCTGGGCGTCTACATGCTCCCTGAGCATTTTTCTAACCCACCGGTCAACGGAGCAAAGAATGGAAATAACTCAGTTGAAGCTGGAATTAGCGAGATCCTACAGAGATTCGAGACTGGCCGTCTACAGATTTTTAGCTCGTGTCAAGAAACGCTTGAGGAACTGCGGCTCTACCATCGTAAGAACGGTAAAGTCGTTCCGATAAAAGACGACTTGCTTAGTGCTATGAGATACGCTGTGCTCTCCGTGGAACGCTTTGGAGAACGCTCTAAAAACAAAACGCACTACCGGCGGTACGAGTTCGATAAACCGATACAGTACTCA